TCTAGTAAAGAAGTTTATTCCAGATAGTTCTGATAAAAAGAAAACTATTCGTATGTTGGATAAGTTTTGCGAGGGAAAGATCCAACCGTTCATTGATGAATCTTACCAAGAGCTCTCAGATTACATGAATGCTTATGCTCAGAAGATGAAGATGAAGCGTGAAGCGTTGGCTGACAGAGCAATCTGGACTGCTAAGAAACGCTATCTAATCAACGTCTATAATAATGAAGGCGTGGAATATAAAGAGCCACAGATGAAGATTATGGGTCTTGAAGCAATTAAGTCTTCAACGCCAAATGCTTGCCGAGATAAAATTAAAGAAGCCTTTAAAGTTATCATCGAGAAGGATGAGGCTTCAGTTATGAAGTTCGTTTCAGACTTTAGGCAGGAATTTAAAACTCTACCTATCGCTGATATCGCTTTTCCGCGAGGCGTTAATGGGCTTGAGAAGTATCAGGATGATAAGTCTATCTTTGGATTTAAAACTCCGATTCACGTTCGCGGTTCATTAATTTTTAATCATCAGATTATAACTCGCGGACTAAGTAAAAAGGATCAGCAGATTAAAGAAGGTGAAAAGATTAAATTCATCTATTTGAAACAGCCGAATACTATTCGTTCTGATGTAATTTCATTTCTAAGTTCTATTCCAAAAGAATTTGACTTAGAACAGTATATAGATTATGATACACAATTTGATAAATCATTTTTGGAACCTTTGAAGATTGTTCTTGAATGTATCAACTGGAAAGTTGAAAAGACCAATTCTTTGGAAGATTTCTTTTCGTAAAGAGGTAATGTTATGAGTTTGTTAGATAAGATTAAAAAGAATTCAACAATTAAAGAAACTGCTATTCTATCTAAGTCTAAGTTCTTTAATTCTAAGGACTTGATTACTACTCCTATTCCCGCAATGAACGTTGCGTTTTCAGGAGATGTTGATGGAGGTTATACCCCAGGACTTACTATGTGGGCTGGTCCTTCTAAGCACTTTAAGACCGCATTTAGCCTCTTAATGGCTAAGGCTTATCAGGATAAGTATCCTGATGCCGTAATTCTTTTCTATGATTCTGAGTTTGGTACGCCACAGTCATACTTTGATTCTTTTGGAATCAATCGTGACCAGGTTGTACATACTCCAATCACCGACGTTGAGCAGCTCAAGTTCGATATTATGAATCAGCTGAAGGAAATTAATCGCGGTGACCACGTAATGATTCTTGTCGACTCGATTGGTAATCTTGCTTCCAAGAAGGAAGTTGAGGATGCTCTAGATCAAAAGTCGGTTGGAGATATGACTCGCGCCAAGCAGATTAAGTCTCTATTTCGTATGGTTACTCCACACCTTACGCTTAAAGATATACCCATGGTCGTAGTGAATCATACATATAAAACTATGGAAATGTATGCAAAGGATGTCGTTGGTGGCGGTACTGGTTCTTATTACTCTGCAGATAATATTTACATCCTCGGTCGTCAGCAGGAAAAAGAAGGCTCAGAGCTGATTGGATACAGCTTTATTATCAACGTGGAGAAGTCGCGTTACGTTAGAGAAAAATCTAAGATTCCTGTTACGGTTCGTTTTGATGGTGGAATTTCTCGCTACAGCGGCTTGCTTGACATGGCTCTCGAATCAGGTCATGTTGTAAAACCAAATAATGGTTGGTATTCTAAGGTTGATATGGAAACGGGCGAAGTTGAGGCTAAGAAGGTTCGACTTGTCGATACTGAAGCCGAAGAGTTTTGGAATTCAATTTTAGCCGATGAAACTTTCAAGGAATGGATTCGTAATCGCTACCAGTTTACATCTAATGTAGCAGGTAAGACTTTTGATAAGGTTGCCGTTCAGGATAACGAAGATGTTGAATGAAATGGTACAACGCTGTATTGATGCGGCACAAGGTAAGTATCGTAATTACAAGTATAAAGAGGGTGTATATTTTACACCCTCTCCTGGAGAAGACACAACTCAACTAATGAGAATTAAGTTGCTTAAAGGTCCTTTTAAGGGTATAATATACTCCTACGGTGACATTAATTTTTTGGAGGATCTTGGTTATCGCGGTTCACAGGCTTCCTTTGATGTCACTATACTGAACACAGAACTAACTGAAAAAGAAAAAGAAAAGTACGTTACAGATCCTAAATTCAGTAAGGTCGTAGGTCAGATTCTTCTCGTAATTATCGAGAAGGCTTTAGAAATGCAAGTCGAAAAATATTACAGCGAGAATCTAAATGAAGAAGATCGAGAAGATTATTTTGAAGAACCTGTTCCAAAACGAACCGTTCGTAAGAAAGGTTCTCCCGTATCTAAAGGCAGAGTATCTTCAGGAGAGATCGGAGAAGATTCTATTTGAGGAAATTCAAAAGTATGTTCTAAAGTATAACAACCTTCCAACTCATGAAGCCATTCAGGTAGAACTTGAGAACCGCGAAGGTTTGTTTGAAGATGATTATAAAAAGTGTTTCGAACTTGTCGATGAACTAAAGTCTAGTACAGAAGTCAGCCGTCAAGATTGGCTGGCTGAACAAACTGAAAAGTTTTGTCAGGAGAAGGCACTTCATAATGCTATCCTAGAGTCGATTCAGATTCTAGATGAAAAAAGTAAAACCGATAAGAGCAAGGGTTCTATTCCACAAATCCTATCTGATGCTCTATCGGTTTCTTTTGACCCTAATATCGGTCATGACTATATTGAAAATGCTGAACAACGTTATCAGTTTTATCATACCATTGAAAAGCGAGTACCATTCGACCTCGATTATTTCAATCGAATCACTAAGGGTGGTTTGCCACAAAAGACTTTGAATATCGCTTTGGCTGGTACTGGTGTTGGCAAGTCATTGTTTATGTGTCATATGGCGGCTTCTTGCCTAAGTCAAAACCTGAACGTTCTCTATATCACAATGGAAATGGCTGAGGAAAAGATTGCTGAACGTATTGACGCCAATCTTCTAAATGTTAAACTTGAGGATCTTGGTAATCTTCCGAAAGATGTCTACGATCGAAAGATTAGTCGGTTGAAAGAAAATATCAAGGGTAAGTTTATCATTAAGGAATATCCAACTGCCTCGGCGAGTTCTATTCATTTTCGCAATCTTCTAAACGAACTAAGCCTGAAGAAACATTTTAAACCTGATATTATCTTTATTGATTATTTGAATATCTGTGCTTCGGCTCGTATTAAACATGGGGCGAACGTAAACAGTTATTCATATATCAAGGCGATCGCCGAAGAACTTCGCGGTCTTGCGGTAGAGTTCGCTGTTCCGATTATGTCGGCTACTCAGACAACTCGTACTGGTTTCAGTAATACCGATCCTGGGCTTGAGGATACTTCTGAGTCATTTGGTCTACCTGCTACCGCAGATATGATGTTTGCCTTGATTACAAGCGAAGAACTCGAAAGTTTGAATCAGATTATGGTAAAGCAGTTAAAGAATAGATACAACGATCCTACGCTAAATAAAAGGTTCGCCATCGGTGTTGATAGGTCTAAAATGAGACTTTACGACATTGAACAGAGCGCGCAAAAGAATATTGTTGACTCTGGTCAGGATTTTGATCAGCCAAAACAAACTAGCAAATCTAAATTTAGCGGATTGAAGGTGTGATTCAATGAGTTCAAACGATCTTGGAAACACAAATAAAAATCATCAAGAATTATTAATCGCACATTTAAAACGATTAATAAATGAGGCTCATCGTTTTTTAGAACCTAAATTGACAGGTTATAATTCTAACAAGATACTTCATCTTAGAACTGAAATACGAGGAAGAGACCCCCTAGATTATTTAAATTCATTAACAAATAGGTCGTTAAAAGACGCTCAAATTGAAAACCCAACGAGTATGTCAAGTGAAGCAGATTACACAACTCGCGTACTAGAAACAACTAAAGTAATTGTTGATGAAGAAGGAAATAGGATTCCGAGTCGCACAAGAATATACTACTTAAATACCGTTAAAACTAAAGATACCGCAACATTTAATAGAAATACTAAAGCCTTAACTCCCGCAAAATTTAATCTTAATGGTAAAACTATACACGAAAGTAGATTAAAAAATAGAATTATACAGGCATTTAACGATATAAATTCTCCCGCAAACGATACTAATTATAAAATTGCAGATTTTTGTAAAGCCTTAATAGAACAAATCAACGATAGCCCACCTAAAAATAATCAAAATTTAAATTTTAATAATATTAGAAAATTTTCCAAAGAAGAAATTGAAGAGATTAATAATTCAGATATTAATGTAGTCGCTAAAAATTTTGGTGAAATTTTAGGCGCTCTTTGGTATATGAAAACAGACCCCGATGATAATAGTGTTTACTATCCAAACAAGGAAAATGAACCTCTGATAGATTATAAAGTTTATACAAACGAAAATAATAAAGTAATATCTTCAACATCAGTTTCCGCAAAATCTAAAGCTGGTGCTGCAAGTTCTATTTCAGGTTTACATAGTACTGATGACATTGATGATAGTTCAACCATTGAAAGTACGGAAACATTAAACACAGAAGAAGAAAAACTTAAAAATTTTTTAATTTCTAATAAGAATGAAAAAATTCCACAAAAAATATTTAATACGAATAGAATATTAATTAATGATGATAATCCAATTAAAGAATTAAAAAAATTAATGTCAAACAATAAACAATTAACTCTTGATGAAATTAATAATTACTTATTTGATATTAAAGATTATGAGGATGCAATTTCAAAACTTAAACCTTTTTATGATACTTGTAAATATGATTATACAAATTCATTATCAAAATCAATATTGACTAAAATTTTTGCTAGATCAAGCGGAAGTAAATTGGGGGCAATAATTTACCCATTAGGTATTCATGCGGCTAGAGAAATGAATAAAAATAAAAATTGGTTAAATTTTTTGAATAGGGTAATTAAAGGTAAAAAAATAATTCAAGTTAATATCTACCTAACTAAAAAAAGAATTAAATTTGTTAAAAATGATGTAAATGCTGAAAATAATAAAAAAGTATATGAATTTGTTTACAATGGAATGGCTGCTGACGAAAATAATAGGGGTATGTCTTTTAAACTTAAAGGTAAACAAGGTTAATTAAATGTCTAACTTTCTATCATTTCTAAACGAAGCAACAAGTTCAGGATATAATGATGAGCATGCGTTTACGCACCTATGGAATCATATAGTTTCATCGCCTGAAGCGAGACAACATTTCGCTCACGATAATTCTGATACTATTAGACTTGAAATAGAAAGAGCTAAAGACGATATTACTCATCCTTTGAATGCGCATAATGCTCCAAAGGAAGGATTTACTGGCGGTAAAAGAGACCATGAAGCATATTATAAAGAACTTCATCATGTAGCTGATGCGGTTCATGCTGTAGCCAATCATCCCTCTTTTCATGAAGCGGTAAAGAAAAAAATGAAGGCGAGAGCTGTAGGTGGAGATCGCGGTATATTAACCGATACTTGGAAAAGAAACGGTTCAAAGCCAAACACCGCAGCCGCAACTTCTAAGTCAGACGTTATCATCGGCGACCATACTTCAGACGATCATCATAGTATTTCTTTGAAGAAAGGTAAGGCTCAACTAATGTCTGCGGAGCCTGAAGAAATGTTGGCTACATATGATCACGCTACAGATGAACATATGAAGACCAATAAGAAATTTACCCAAGAGCATAAAGAACATGTAATGGGCGCTATTCGCGCCGTTGCTGAACATCTTCATGATATGAAGAATAAACCTAAAGCAAAGCAAATTGGAATGCTAAGAGAAACGCAAGCCGTTATGGACGCGATTCATGAAGCGCACCCTGGCTTGCTAAAACACATTCATCATGAGGCGGTTACAGGTCATGGTAAGTTTGGATATGGACAAAAAGGAACTGCTCGCCATATCGTTACTATGAATGAGAAAGGTTCTCACGTTCACGATACGTTGACTGGACATGAGCCAATTTTAGCAGGAAAGGTTCGTATGTCGCTTCCTAAATACGAAGGTCGACCAGGCAATGCGAAGGTTGAGTATCAAACAATTAAAGTGAAATGATTGGAGTTTTATGAGTAATGTTATAGTGACAGGTGGCTGCGGCTTCATCGGAAGCAACTTTATTCGTTATCTATTGAAAAATCATGATGATGTTAGAGTTATAAATCTTGACCTGTTAACTTATGCGGGCAATCAATCAAACCTAAGTGAATATCAATTTAATCCAAGATATATTTTTATTAAAGCGGATATCCGCGATAAGAATCATCTCCAGCAAATTTTTCACAACCATAAACCAACAGCGGTAATTCACTTTGCCGCTGAGAGTCATGTTGACCGTTCTATTAAAGATTCTATGCCTTTCGTCACCACAAACGTCAATGGTACAGTAAATCTACTTGAAGCGATTAAGAATCAAGATTATTCTATTCGTTTCCTTCATGTATCTACAGATGAAGTTTATGGGTCTCTTGATGAATATGCCTCACCATTTACTGAAAAAACTCCATACGATCCTCGGTCACCGTATTCTGCGAGTAAAGCGGCTTCAGACCATTTCGTCCAAGCATATCATGAAACATTTGGTCTTAATACTGTAATTACAAACTGCTCAAACAACTATGGGCCATATCAACATCCCGAAAAGTTTATTCCAACAATTATAGACAGAGCTCTAAACTATATGAAGGTTCCTGTTTATGGTAATGGTATGAACATTCGAGATTGGTTATATGTTGAAGACCATTGCGCCGCACTGTGTGCAGTTCTATTTAAGGGTAAGTCTGGTCAAAAATATAATATTGGCGGCGATGACCCGCAGCCAAATTTAGAAATTGTAAAGACTATTCTTAATAAAATGAATCTAAACGTTTTTGAAAACTTTGAGTTTGTTGAAGATCGTAAAGGTCATGACTTCAGATATGATATTAATAGCACTAAAATACAAGAAGAACTTGGGTGGAAGCCAAAGGTGAGTTTTGAAGAAGGTATTGAGAAAACTATTGAATGGTACACTGCAAATCAAAATTGGGTAAGAAATACTTTGGGGAAAAAATAATGTTTAATCCTGAGACAATAGAAAAAATTCTATCAACTCCGATTGAAACCGAACCATTTGACCATATTATAATTGATGATTTCTTCAATGAAAGTTTTGCTAATGGATTAGCCGAAGAGTTTCCAGATTATAATGATGACCGTTTGTATCGTTACGATAATCCTATTGAAGTAAAACGCACAATGAATTTTTGGGATCGTTTTCCCAAACTAACCTATAACGCATTTTGGTTTTTGTGTAACCAAAACTTCTCGGATATTTTATCTAGAAAAATTGGAAAGCAGCTATACGCCGATTATGGATTAAATGGCGGCGGTTGGCATATGCATGGTAATAGTGGTAAATTAAATATTCACCAAGATTATTCAATACATCCTAAGATTCCTCTACAAAGAAAACTCAACATTATCATTTACCTATCTAAAGACTGGAATCCTGAATGGGGTGGTGGATTAGAGTTTTGGTCTCATGATGATGAGAAAAATAAAGCCAAAGAAATGGTAAAGCGGATAGATGTTAAGTTTAACCGTGCGGTTATTTTTGATACAACGCAAAACTCTTGGCATGGACTCCCAGAAAAATTAACTTGCCCTGATGGAGTCTATAGAAAATCTTTAGCAATTTACTATGTTCAAGAACCAGATGAGAGCGTTCAAATGCGTTCTAAGGCTTGGTACGCTCCATATAAAGAACAAGAAACCGATGAGTCTATTTTAGAATTTATTGAAAAAAGAAAAAACACAACTCCAATAGTTTGAGGTATATTATGAGTAGAACACTTGGTATAATTTTGGCTGCTGGAAAATCGTCAAGACTTTATCCAGCAACGATGGCGGTAACTAAACAATTATTGCCCATTTATGATAAACCCCTAATATATTATCCTCTATCAACCTTGATGTTGGCCGATATACATGATATCTTAATTATCACTTCTCCAGATGAACTATCAACCTTTGAAAAGTTGTTTAATAAATCTGATGTTCATCTAGGAATTAATTTAAAGTTTGCAACACAAGAAAAACCTGTTGGAATTCCAGACGCATTTAATATTGCGGAAAGTGTATACAAACAAAATAAGTTTGATAACTATTGTTTGATTCTTGGCGATAATATTTTTTACGGTTCAACACTCACTGGTTCATTATTAAGTGCAGCGGCTAGAACGGAAACTGCAAGTGTATTTGCGCAAAGAGTTCATGACCCAGAAAGATTTGGTGTCGTTGAAATTAAAAACAATACACCAATATCAATCGTTGAGAAGCCCCAAAATCCAAAATCAAATTTTGCGATTACAGGACTATACTTCTATCCGAAAGATGTATTTGAACAGGTTAAAAAGTTAGTTCCTTCGCCTCGTGGTGAGTTAGAAATTACTGATTTAAATAATGTATATCTAAAGGAAGGTCGCCTTGACGTTCAGGTTATGAAACGAGGAATCTGTTGGTTCGATACGGGAACGCCAGATTCAATGCTAGAGGCTTCTCATTTTGTTCAGACGGTTCAAAAGAATCAAGACGTTCTAGTTAATTCGCCGCATGAAATTGCGTTTACGAATGAATGGATTGATAGAGCCGAGCTTAGAAGTTTTGCAAACACTTGCGGTAAAACTCAATATGGTAAATATTTGTTAGAATTATTAGGAGATTAACTATGAGATTTTTGGTAATTGGTAGAGGTTGGACTGGAAATAAAGTACACGACGCTCTTTTAAATAGAGGTCATACCGTAGAGTTTATTTCTCACAACGATGTTGATGGCGCACTTAGGGATCTTCCTTCATTTGATTGGGTCGTGAATTGCGCTGGCGTTACAGGCTCACCTAACGTTGATGCTTGCGAGTTCGATAAAGAAAATACAGTAATGGGTAATACAGTATTCCCTATCGTACTTCACGAAAAACTTAAAAATACTCGTTCAAAACTAGCGCACTTTTCTAGCGGTTGTATCTATGTTGGGGATATTTTAGGTTCATATGCCGAACCAAACTTCTTCGGCAGCATCTACTCGATCTCAAAGGGTATCTCAGATATCTACCTTAAAGATCGCGCAATGGTATTCCGTATTCGTATGCCATTTACTGGTGTTAACGAAAAGAAAAACTATTTAACCAAGGTTTACAATTATGCAAAAACCGCTAAACTAATCGACTCTGGACAGAATAGTTTAACTGATATAGACGAAGCAGTATCGGTTGCTTGCGACCTTATGGAAGAAAATGCGCCACTCGGTCCTTATAATCTAGTAAACGAAGGCTCAATTAATATGCACGATCTTGCTCAGATTATGGGTATCGAGCCAGAGTGGTTTACTCCAGAAGAGTTCCGTGTAGCAACTGCAGCAGGGCGTTCTACTTGTACGATCCCTGGAACTGGGCGAATGAGACCAGTCAAAGAGGCTCTAGCAGACGCTGTGGCTAAAATGAAATTGACCTAAATAAAGGGTAATAAACTCTACATCGGGGCATAAATGTTTTCATTTAAGCGATACTTAGAAGAAAAACAACTAGAAGACCATACAAATCATTTTGTAAACTATGCATGTCAGCATCTAAATATTGACGCCCCACCTTCTATTTCTTTAGTAGATGATAAAGAACACGCCCAACAAAATAAAAGTTTCGGTGGATATGCGCCACATGATAGGTCAATTAGAATAAACGTCGCTGGTAGACATACGGCTGATGTTCTTAGAACTCTAGCCCACGAATTAGTTCATCATAAACAAAACGAAGATGGTCGTTTGGGCGATGTAGCAACCGCTGGCGCAACTGGAAGTGATGAAGAAAACGAAGCCAATTCTATGGCTGGAGTTTTGATGCGTAATTACGGTAAGATGAATCCTGCTATCTATGAGGAGGCTCAGATAGGTCATCCTCCAGGACACCTCCACGTATTTGACGTAGACGATACAATGTTTCACACCACCGCTAAGATCGGTGTGGTGAAAGGTGGGAACAGAGTAAAAGAATTAACTAATCAAGAATTTAATAATTATAATTGGGCGCATGATGAAAAGCCAGACTTCAGCGAATTCCGTAGTGCCAAAAAGTTCGCAGAAGAATCAAAACCTGTTCACAGAATAATCGCAAAGTTTAAGGCTATCCACGATAATATAAAAGGTAAGCCAAATCACCGTGTAATAATCAATACAGCCCGAGCCGACTTCGATGACAAGCACGAATTCCTCC